CGTCGAGCTTGCCCTGGGCCACGAGGCGGGCCTCGTACTCAGCAATGGATTCCTGCTCCGCTTCGGAGTCACCGGCACCGAGACCGGCGATCTTCGCGAGCTGGCGGATCGTGCTCACCGAGAGGTAGACCCGCTCTGTGATGACCGGGTTGCCCGGCTGAGACCGGAGGAGCACGTCCACGCCGGTATCCACGAAGGGGCCGACCGTCGTGCGTGTGATGAAGTCACAGGCAGGGGCTCGGTCGGGGTGCGTTACGAGCTTGAGATCGCCGCGTGAGGTGCTCATTATACTTCCTCGAAGTCTGTAATGTACTCGGTGTCCCAAGCACGGGTGTCATCCACGAATGCTACCCTATCATCCGCCCGCAACATAGCCATCGTCTGGCCGTAGTCAAGGTGGATGCCCTGCTCGGCTTTGATCTCGATGATCTCCTCGACAGAGGGTGCGAGCTCGGGCATGAACGTGAAGAAGTAGCGCGAGCTGTCGAAGGCGTGGTCATCCTTCTTGTGGACGTCTTCCTTCTTGTTCGAGTCGAACGCCTTCTTGGCACTGTCGTAGCTCGCGCGCCGGAGCTTCTTCATCTCGCGAATGAGGTTCACACAGTTCGGGGAGATCATCCACCGCGGCTTGTGCTCACCCCAGCCATTCCGGCGCTCAAGCCGGATGTACTGCTGCATCTTCTCGATGCCGATTTGCACGTCACGGGGGATGTCCTCGGTGCCGATGAAGATGCCGTTGTTGGCATACTCCGAGACGTAGCTGATGCCGTTGATGACGTGAGCATTGCCGTTGTTCGGGTCCCCCACGCGCATGATCTTGTCGCGGTCGAGGCGCATGAACACCTCTTTGGCGGTGACGATCTCGGAGTGCTGGGCGACCGTCAGCTCGCTCTTGTAGTGCTCCGCGAAGGTATAGACCCGGCCATCCGGGTGCACAGCGTGCCAGAGCCAGGCAGTCGGGTTCGACCAGCCGAAGTCCACGCTCGTGTAGATCCGCCAGTGGTCATTCGGCATGAAGTGGTCCACGAGCACATGCTCGTGAATGTTCCAGGCAGGGAAGACTCGGCCAGAGCGTGCCAGGAAGGCGCCGTCCTCGCGAATCTTGCGCTCCACCTCGTCCATGCCGACGTAGTACTTGCCGCGCTGGCTGACCTCGGTCTTCAGGAAGGGGTTGTCCTTCTGGCTGAGCTCGAAGGTGCCAACGTCAGTCGGGAGCCCCGCTCGCTGCGCTTCGATCGACGGCTCCCAGAGGAGCTCGTAGGTCCAGCCCATGCCCTCGACAGAGGTGGCTGCAATGACCCAGAAGCCTTCGTAGTCAATGAGGCGCATCATGTTCTCGTTGAAGATGCTCAGAGGGGGGATCTCGTCAAAGTAGATCGCGTGCTTCGCCGTGCCACCGTGACGGTCGAGCTCCATTTGGTGGGTGAGGAACTGCACCTGTGAGCCGTTCGAGAACGTCAGAGTGAGCTCGGTGTTGTTCCAGGAGTCATCCCACGAGCCGTTGACGAGCATCGAGGTGCTCATCCAGCGCTTGAACTCAGGCAGCACCATTCCGCGGACACCCTTGTCGATGTCCACGCAGACGAAGCGAAGCTTGAGCCCCTTCGTCGGCCAGCCCTTCGGGCGCTTTCGGTAGGGGTGCGTGTTCATCGCGGTGTAGATGGCGTCCACAACAGCCGCCGTGGTCTTGCCAGCGCGGTTACCAGCGCTCATGTACCGTCCGGTGAGCTCGCACTTGTGGAAGTCGAGCTGGGCCGGGTAGGGCTTGTAGCTGAGGATGCTCGGTCGATGGATCGCAGCATCGAGCTGATCGACGGCGAGGTCCATCAAACTGAGCAGTCCGTTGGGCTCGGTCTTCAGTGATGTTTTGCGTGCCATGTCGGTAGCCTACCCTAGGCTGTTGTGCTGTCTGTGGCCCCAAGCGCGACGAGGGCCTGCACCACCGACAGGAGAGCGATGTTCCCGGCTCGGCTGCCAGTCAGCGTGATGCCCGTGAGGAGCTGCACTGAGTCGCCGCCTCGGTGGTTGTGCGCCCCAGAGGCAGCCTGGTTCTCCCCGGCACCGATGGTGTGGTGAATAGATTCCTTGCGAGCGTCTGTGTCTGCCTGAGTGTGGAACTGCTCCACCTCTTCGGAAGATGGAGGCCGACCCTTTTTGGTCAGATCGACCCCCTGCTCGCCCTGGCCGGGCTCGGCCATTACTCGACCGGCTTGTTCGTGACGGAAGATGGTGTCTTTGTGTAAGATTTCATTATGAATACCCCAATCAAAACTTGTACAGGGCCTGAGTGTACCAAAGCTCCGGTGAGAAGTGGGCTGTGCGGTGGACACCGACAACAGAGGCGTCTCGGCAAAGAGCTCACCCCATTGAGACCTAAGAGGGCGCAAGGAGCAAGCAAAGCACGAGACCTAGCAGGCAGAAAACAGTGCATGAACTGCAAAGAGTGGCTTGAAGAAAACCTCTTCAGAGCACACCCACAATCGTCTGATGGTCTGATGGTCTTCTGCGACGCCTGCTGCTTGCTTAGACGGCAGGCACGAAAAAACGGAATGTCTTACACCGAACTTCTTGACTTCTTCTCTCGTCACGGCAACAAATGTGGCATTTGCAGTGCTGAGACCCCAAGTAGGTACAGAAAAACCCCCTGGAGCATCGACCACGATCATTCATGCTGCCCTTACGGGGCCTCGTGCTCTAAATGCCACAGAGGGATTCTGTGTGATGACTGCAACCTCGGAGTAGGACGGTTTATGGACAACCCTGAGCTGCTCAGAGCAGCTGCAAGCTACCTGGAAACGTCGTCACTTCAGAGGTCGGTTTCTCACTGAATAAACGCCGCCGAACACGCCACCGATGGACACCAGCACCGCGATAGCGATGGTGAGGCCCTCCTGAGACGAGATTGCTCCGTCTTCCAGTGCGGTGACTGCGGTGGACAGGCCCGCCACTACTGCGGCGATTCCTGCTCCAATGTATGCCTTGGTGGCTGTGGTTTTGGTTGGCATGTCAACTCCTCTTTCAGCGCCTATGCTACAGGCCGAGAGCCTTCCAGGTCTGCGTTCCGACAATGCCGTCCACGGCGAGACCGGAGCGGCGCTGGAACTCCTTTACAGCAGCTTCAGTCGCAGGACCGAAGTTGCCATCAGCAACCAGCTTCGAGGCGTAGAGCGGGTAGCTGGAGCGCAGGCGGTTCTGGAGGTCCCGGACATTGGTGCCTGTGTTGCCACGACGGACGACGCCACGGCCAGGAGCAGGCGCAGCGTTCACAGCGTTCCAGTACGCCTGGTGAGCGTTCTGGGTGTTGGTGCCCCAGATTCCGTCAGCGGTGACGCCGAGGAAGGTCTGGTAACGCTTGATCGCTGCCTTGGTGGCCGGGCCATCGAGACCATCGACCATGAGGCGCTCTCCGCGAGCGGTGTTGAGCCAGTTCTGGCGGTCCTTGACGACCTGCTCAACCTTGCCAGGGACACCTGTAAAGGTGAAGTGCACAGGGTCACTCAGCCCGAACCACTGGAAGCCGTAGGCTGCCGCGTGCTTCTTGAACTTCTCGATGTTCCCGACGTCAACAGCAACGCCGCCATTGGCGACGTGGTTCGACGCCTCAGCCGGACGAGCAGGCGAGTAGAGATACGGCGGACGGTTCGCCGCGCCGCCCTTGTCCCAGCGACGGATCGCCTCGTTCTGCTCTGCAATAGAGCGTCCCGCAGAGTTGATGGTGAGCACGCCGTGGTCGTCCTCGTAGGCGTTGATCGCCGCTGCGGCGTCGTCACGAAGCCACATGTTCGGGTGGTGCTTGAGATTTGCCATGATGTGTCCTTTGTTGGTTGGCAGGGTCAGGAGATCTTTGCAATCAGAAGGTCTCCAGTCGCATTTGTTGCGGCTCCGGTGGTGAGAAACGCTCGGAACGTTGCGTCCGTCTGCGCGTCGAGGTAGAACGTCCCGCTGAGATTTGTCATTGCACCTGAAACCGGAATGTGCTGCCTCAGCGTTTGGGGAAGTGTCCCCGACGACTCCAGGAACGTCAGACCAGTAGCAACTCGGTTCATGATGATGCCGTAGTTGACGAGGTACAATCCTGGCTGCAACCGAACTGTCGTACCAGAAATCACCGGAGCCACTGTCGCGTCTGTGGTTCGGAGAGGGTCCACTGTAAGAACAGCGTCAGAGATCAGTGTGGCATCTGGAATAGCATTTCTCACCCAGTTGAAACGAACGACACGGAGCTCTTTGACCCAATCCACTCCGTCGAACCGCCAGATCACAAAGCTGCCGTCAGACTCCTGGTAGGTGTCCCCGCGCTTCATTCCTGTCACTGCGGAGCGGCTTGCAGCGGGTCCATAGAGTTGATGGTTGCGCTCAGCAGCATGGCCCCAGCCAGCAGCGAAGGCATCGATAAGGTCTGAGTTGGCATTGAGCCGGTCGATGTCCACAACCTCATCAGGCACGATGAGTCCAGTGGACCCGCCACCTGGCTTGTAAAGGGTGAGGAATGGGGTGTACGCGGGCATGGCTATGGCTCCCTGAGGCTCTGCACGATGGTGAGCTACTGGCCAATCGAGTTTTGGATTGACAGCGCTGTCATCTTACCTCGAACTCGGTTGAGAATGCGATCCAACAGTTCCTTGTCGTCGGCACACTCTTCTTGGATGACTTCCATCACCGTGAGCACGACAGTGCGAGCGTTCTGCACCTCTTGCTGCTGCGGGTTCCAGCGGCCAGTCATCTCCAGGACCTTGTTGATGGCCCAGGACTCTCCAGAGTCGGCAGCGGCCACGAGTCGGTTGAGCGCGGTGTTCACGCTGTCCCCGAGGTTCTGCTCGGCCTGCTCGGTCATTGCACGAGCAAAGACCGGGTTCCGCATCCACGCGGTGTACTTCGTCATCGGGATGCCGATGGCAGACAGGCGGGCCTTCACCATGCGCTTGTCGCTCGGGTCCTGGAGGATCTGGATGGCGTAGAGCTGCTCGGCTGTGAGGCCGACCTTGGCCTCGAACTCGATGCCGCGGATCGCAAGGGCTTCCTTGAACTCCGGGGTCGCCCACGCCTGCCTGACGACCTTCGGCTCGAAGTTCTCCCACGAGTTGGTGACCTCGTTGATCGTAGGGAGCTTGCCCTGCTTCCGGTAGAGGAGATCCACGCCAGCAACGATGTGCCGGAACATCTGCGGGTTGAAGCCCGCGGGCACAGGGGACCGCTTGACCCTGCCATCCTTCGTGATGACGAGCTCGCGGCCCTCGGCCCTGATGTCGCTCACTTCTTGCGCTTCCGCTGAAGCAGCAGGCCAAGGCCGTAGACGATCGCAAGTCCGGCGAGGAACATAAAGATCCCGTTCGAGATCATCTCCGACTGCGTGTAGATGTCAGGCATTATTCACCCCGCTTCGCGTGCCAGCGTTTCTGCGAGGCGTCCAGCGCCTCAGTGTGCGGGTAGGACATCTCGTGCAGGGCCGTTCGGATCGACTCGGGCATGGTCTTCTGCCGACCGTCAGCGTAGCGCTGCACGACGACATCGGCCACCACGAGCGTCTGGGCCGTCTTCGAGATCGAGCCGATGGCCTTGACCATGCGGGCGAATGGAGTTACCTGCTTGTCGTCCTTTACAGACTCAGGTAGCTTGACGCGGTTCGAGATGCGTCGGTTGGTGGCCCACTGCTGGTAGGCGAGGTCTACGTCGAGCCCGCCGTACTCTTCGTCAAAGTCGTCCTGGTCGAGGCCACGATCTTGCCACTCCCGCCACAGGGCAGCCGAGATCCGCGGGGTGACCGACTGGAGGCGCCCCTGTACGAGGCGCCCCAGCAGGTTCTTCCCGAAGCCATGCTTGACAGCGAACTCGGTGCGGCTGAGGCCCGTGCGTTCGATCATGAAATCGACTGGATTCTTACTCATGGTCTTAGGGTAGCACATCAATCTCAATCGAGGTGCTCGACAGTGAAGGCGTTGACACCGCCCTCGGGGTCCCACCAGATCATGTCGTTCTCATCGACGGTGACCATGCCACTCTCCCCGACAGGGAGGTAGAGGCGCGTCGGCGTCGCAACGATCGAGCCCTGCTGCGACTTCCCTTCGACCCAGATCCGAACGTCGTCATACTCCTCAGGCGTGAACTTCACACCGAGCTGGCCGTCGTCTCGCTCTATCTGTTCCACGGCAGTTGCCTCCTTCGATATTCGCGCATGTAGTCGGCGTCAGCCCTTGAGGAAGCCGTTGATCTTCTCGGCCAGCTCAACGAGGTCACGAGGGGCCACGTCGAGGCCGTGAGCAGCTTGGATATCCGCGAGGACGATCTGCACGGCGTAGTGCATCGCAGCACCGCGGAGCTGGCTGAGCTCGTAGTCGCGGCGTTCGTCACGAGAGACCGCTTCGTCGGCAAAGGTATTCGTGTCCTTGACGTCTGGCTCATCCTGGTAGTTCTCCGTGGGGGTGAGCTCGGAGGGGCCGGGGTGCACAGCGTGGTGAGCTGCTTCCACGATGCGCAGGAAGTACTTGGTCTCGACTTCGGTGTGCGTGTCGTTGACGGCGCTGATCTTCGAGGAGAGCGGAGCCCATATGCCCGCGAGCTCAATAATCTCTCGGAAATCAGGGTTTTCCACGAGGACATAACCCTCGTGCTCGGTGCTGAGGACCGCAGGGATCGGGGTGTGGGTTTCGAGAAGTGCTCGGATGCTGGTCATGATGATTTCCAATCTCTTGTCTGTAAAGGTGGTGTAGGGGCGGGCCGCTAGGCTGCGAACCTGCCGTGATTATCCGACTCGTCGGCACCCGCCCCTGGTCGTGCTAGGAGAGCTGCTTGCGAAGGTTCGCGAGCGCGTCTTCCAACTCGGTGACGTCAGCCGCGAGGATCTTGAAGGGGGCCTCACCGACCCAGCCGACGAGCGAGAGGGAGAGCACGGCACGTCCGCTGTACTCTTCGACGCTCATGGCGACCTGGCCGATGTGGACGGCGACAGGGAGCTTGGAGAAGTCGTCCAGCGTCTTCAGCGGGTCCT